GGGGAGAAGCATGAGTGAAAGCCAAGAGCCTGTATGCCCCGAGTGCAAAGCAGAAGTTCTTTATGAGTGCGTTGCTTGTAGTCGCAACAATTACCCACCACAGCGCACATGGGTAAGGCTGACAGACAAAGAGATTGAGGAGTGCTGGGACGGTGACCTGACGCCGTATCAGATGCAGTGCATCAGAGAGATCGAGGCTAAGTTGCGGGAGAAGAACACATGAGAGGGCCACCTATTATCAAGCAGTGCGAGTACTGTAAGAAAGACTACTCTTGCCCTAATAGCAGGGCGCACAAGTCACGATTCTGCACAATCACTTGTCATAATAAATCCGGCCTACTTGAGCGGGTTGAGTACACCTGCGCTAACTGTAACGACAAGTTTATGGCGCGGCCTGACCACGGTTCAGAGCGTAGATTTTGTGGTCGTAAATGTTTTTTGGAAAGTTGCAAGCAACCAAAAGACAAAGAATGCGAAAACTGTGGCGGTATGTTTACAGCTTTTGGCTCAACCACTGCTACAAGAGGGGATGGGTATAGGCTTTATTGCTCCAAGAAATGTTACACAGAGGGTTCCCGAAACTTTGAAGAAAGACCATGTGTAGTTTGTGGAGAGATGTACTACCCCATCAGCACCAAAAGAAATGATAATCAAAAAACGTGTTCTCTGAAATGCAAAGGTGAATTATTTTCCGGTGCTAATTGCGCGGCGTATAAAACCGGAGAGTATGTTCTACAAGCAAACTCCCATAAACATTTGCTTATTGGTAAACGTGAAGGGTATGTGACTAAGTACATACAAGAGCATCGCTTGGTTATTGCCAAGTACATAGGGAGAATGCTAAAGAGAACTGAAGTTGTGATTCATATAAACAATGAAGGGCTTGATAACAAACTATCAAATCTATACATTTGTGAATCAATGAGTGAATACGCCAAGAGAAGGGTTGGCTCATTACCATGGCCTAAGAAAAGTAATTTGGAAGAATATAAGGAGAAAAACAATGCTTGAAATCTTTTTACTATTGCTACTTGGCGGCGTGGTGCTAGTGCTGGCTGTGCTTATCGCCATTCATATTCTTAAGGAGTGAAGCTATGAACGCTAAAGAAGAATTGGTAGAGTTGCTGCGCCTTTGCAATGTTGACGCTAGAGCAATAGATGTGGTGGAGATGGCTTACGAGCTGGGATATAAGGCTGGCGCATCAGCAACTAATCAGGTTGAACCTGTTGAGGAAAACCCAAATGACTGAGCACGAACAAAACCTGCGCGACCTAGCTGCCATGTTTGCCATGTGTGGGCTAGTCATGCGCGGACAAAATGCAACTAACGAGTACCTTATGGATATGGCGTATGACTATGCCGAAGACTTCATGAAGATTCGCACAAACCGCATAGAAAACCCTGACCAAGGTATCGCTACTCTCAAGCCCAAGAGGAAATATGAGCGAAAAACAACCGACTAAGTACACGTGGTCTTACTCATCACTTGATCTGTTCAAGCAGTGCCCACATAAGTACTACCGACTGCGCGTACTAAAAGACGTTAAGGAACCTGAGTCCGAACAAATGCGCTATGGCACTGAAGTGCATAAGGCGGCAGAAGACTACATCCGAGACGGCGTACCAATACCGGAACAGTTTGCGTTTATGCAAGCACCGCTTGAGTCTTTAAAAAATCTTGAAGGTGAGCGGTTGTGCGAATACAAGATGGGTTTGACCAAGGGCCTAGATGCATGTGGCTTCTACGACAAAGAAGTTTGGTGGCGTGGGATTGCTGACCTTATTGTGTTGCAGACAGATCGAGCCTTTGTTGTGGACTACAAAACAGGCAAGTCTAGTAAGTATGCGGACACCAAGCAATTAGAGCTGATGGCGTTGTCCATCTTCAAACATTTCCCACAGGTTAAGAAGGTCAAGTCCGGTTTGCTATTTGTCATAGCTAACGACTTTGTGAAAGCTGACTTCAAAGCAGACGACCAAGGGATGCATTGGATGCGCTGGCTGGAAGACACGGCGCGGTTGGAGAAATCCATCGAGCTAGGTATATGGAACCCACGACCCAACTTTAGTTGCAAGGGTTGGTGCGCGGTTAAAGATTGTGTTCATAACGGAAAAGGATCATACAGATGAGCGAAGTAAATGTACGTCTAGGTGCGAGTGGAGAAGATTGTGCGATATTTCACGACTTGCGATACGCCAACGACAACTACGGCGGCAATCGAAATGAAATGAAGTTGGAAATCCGTAACCTATCGGGTAATACTATTGACGTTCAGGTTGGGCGTAATAAACTCAACACTCTCACAGGTAAGTGGGGGTATGTATGGGAAAAAATAGACGACTTGGATGGCGTGCGCATCAAGATTAAAGGTAGCATTGAGAACTCTGAGTTCCTACAGATGTTGCAACTTATCCTTGATGCTGAAAAAATGGTGTCCATTATCAAACCGTGAGGTAATCATGCCCTACAAAAACAAAGCAGACCGTAAATACGACCAAGCCGTTAAGTACGAAGACAGCCCCGAACAGGTGAAGAAGCGCATGGAGCGCAACCGTGCTCGGTACAAGTTGTTGAAGGAAGGCAAAGTCCACAAGGGCGACGGCATGGACGTAGCGCATGTCAAAGCTGCTGATAAAGGTGGCACGATCAAAGACGGCGTAAAGGTGCAAACCAAGTCTGCTAATCGCTCGTTCAAGCGGGATAGCAAGGGTAACCTCGTATCCGAAACCAGCAAAAAAGAACGCAAGCGTCCTTGACAATTAGGGCGACTTGCCTAGAATAGATAGATCGAATGGCTACCGTAAGTAGCCGCAGAACCCGAATGTGAAAACCTCATATTCGGGGTATATGTCATTGGAGTCAGAGTGCAAATAATTGAAAACCGAGCCTTGCTGCTAAAGGTCAAAGAACCTAGCCGCATAACAACAGTGATACCGAAAGCCAAGCAGATCAGCACTAATGAAGTGTTGGTGAAGTGGGGGCTGGAGGAAGCGCAGGTGCTTAAAAACTTGCGGCTTAAAAACGTACCTTCACCTATTGACGCCCACTACGGTTGGCCGGGACTCTACAAACCGTTTGCACATCAACGCACAACAGCAGCGTTCCTAACCATGCACAGGCGTGCGTTCTGCTTCAATGAGCAGGGGACTGGCAAAACATCCAGTGTCATTTGGGCTTCTGATTACTTGTTAAACATTGGCGCAATACGGCGCGTGTTGGTAGTGTGTCCGCTGTCCATCATGTCTTCGGCATGGGAAGCAGACTTGTTTAAGTTTGCCATGCATCGCACATGCGCTATCGCACACAGCTACTCTAAAGAGAAAAGAATGAACGCAGTGCGTACAGGGGCTGAGTACGTGGTGTGCAACTTCGATGGGCTGGACATCATTAAGGACGAGATCAAGAACGGCGGCTTTGATTTGATCGTAATTGATGAAGCCAACGCGTACAAAAACGTAGCCACAAAACGCTGGAAGACTTTGAACAGCGTCATACAGCCTGACATGTGGGTATGGATGTTGACTGGTACGCCAGCTTCACAATCACCTACTGATGCTTATGGACTAGCCCGACTCATTAACCCATCCGGTGTGCCTAAGTTCTTTGGTGCGTTCCGAGATCAAGTGATGACCAAGATCACGCAGTTCAAATGGGTTCCAAAGAAATCGTCAGAACAGGTGGTGCATGATGCACTGCAACCCGCTATCAGGTACACAAAAGAAGAATGTCTAGACCTACCTGACATGACGTACACAACACGTGAAGTACCTCTGACGACACAGCAACATAAGTTTTACGAAACGCTACGCAAGAACATGATGGCGGTAGCTGCTGGAGAAGAGATCACAACAGTCAATGCTGCTGCTAATTTAAATAAGCTGCTTCAGTTGTCATGCGGTGCGGTCTATTCGGACAATGGTGAAGTTATAGCTTTCGATGCCAAGACACGTATGACTGCATTGCTTGAGGTGATCGAAGAAGCAAGCCACAAGGTCATTGTGTTTGCACCGTTTAGACACGCGATAGACATCATCGCGGAAGAACTTAAAGCCAACAAGATACCTTGTGAAGTCATACATGGTGGCGTGCCAGTCAACAGGCGCACTGAAGTGTTTGCCAAGTTTCAATCCGAGAAGAATCCACACGTGCTCGTCATTCAACCACAA